GCTGGATTGTCTGGTTTTCTATGGTTGAAAGTTCCACAGTGTATTCAAGATACGCCAGATGTTCCTAAGATTAACAATGCTTCTGGTGGTGTTGATGGTTGGACGCATCTATGTTGGGGCACTAACACTATGCGTGATTTGATGCAGTTGCGACCACAAACAGAAGATTATGTGAAGCCAATTGAAGGAACCATGTTGGTTTTTCCACAATGGTTGAAGCATCAGGTATTGCCTTTCTTTGGTGAAGGTGAAAGACGTTCTATCGCCATGAATTGGAACGTCATTGACAGTGATGAAGAACGCAAGAAGTATATGTCTGACCGTGAGGCAGAACTATATGATGCAAAGAAGGTTTCTAATGAGGAGTGAAATAAAATTGACACAAAAACCACCGCCTGTTTACAAATATGATGAAGATCGTTTGCTCTCTGATATCAGAGATTATATCGATGATACTTATGACCAACATTATAGTCACAATAATTTCCAGGCCACAGAGTTTATTATGGACAGTGGACATGGTGAAGGTTTCTGTATCGGAAACATTATGAAGTATGCACAACGATATGGAAAGAAAAATGGTAAAGACAGAAAAGACTTGATGAAAGTCGTTCATTATGGTATCATGGCTTTACACAATCATGATAGAGAACATGAAAATCCAATGACATTAGACCTATTCAGAAAAGGTTTATGAGTATACAAGTGAGGATATAATATGAAATTAAGTGATGAAACAGTATCTGTGTTGAAGAATTATTCTACTATCAACCAGAATCTAATGATTAAATCTGGTAAGACGTTGAGCACAATGTCTGCGATGAAAAATATTGTGGCCAAGTCAACTGTGACAGAAAATTTTGAAAGAGATATTGCAATTTATGATTTGAATGAATTTCTTTCTGGTATGTCTTTGTTTACTGCACCAGATATGGATTTTCAGGATGACTTTGTGGTTATGCGTTCTGAGGGCTCGAATAGTAGTTTGAAGTATTGGTATTCTGATCCATCCGTTGTTACTAGTGTAACAAAAGATATTCAAATGCCAGAGTGTGAAGTTAAGTTTTCTCTTTCTAGTGATATTCTTTCTAATGTCCAGAAAGCTGCAGCAGTTATTGGTGCACCTGACATGGTATTGGAAAGTGGTAGTTTACGTGTCACTGACAAGAAAAATGATACTGCTAATGCTTATTCAACTGAGGTAGTGAATGGAACTGATGACATAGACTACAAGTTTTGGTTCAAGGTTGAAAATCTGAAACTTCTGCCCGGAACTTATGATGTAAGTGTGTCATCTAAACGAATTAGTCATTTCAAAAACACAAATGTAGATATTGAATATTTTATAGCTCTTGAACCAGAATCATATTTTAAATCTGATTCCTAATAGGAGTTTTTATTATGGATGAATTTTTGTGGGTTGAAAAATATCGACCAACGAATCTTGACGCATGTGTATTACCGACTAATCTGAAAAATACTTTGAAAGAGTTTGTGACAGATGGTAATATTCCTAATGTCACATTTGCTGGTGGTCCTGGCATTGGAAAGACTACAGCAGCAAAGGCACTTCTTAATGAACTAGATCTATCTTACATGATGATCAATGGTTCAGAAGAATCTGGTATTGATGTTCTGAGGAGCAAAGTCAAAAACTTTGCCTCTACTGTATCTCTTCATGGTGGTCGTAAGTATCTCATTCTTGATGAGGCAGACTATCTAAATCCACAATCCACGCAACCAGCATTGCGTGGATTTATTGAAGAGTTCAGTGCCAATTGTGGGTTTATTCTAACCTGTAATTATGTCAATCGTATTATACCAGCATTGATTTCAAGATGTCCAACGTATGATTTTTCTATTCCTAAAAAAGAAAAACAACGACTTGCTCATGACTTTTTTCAGAACTCTCTAAATATTCTAGAGACAGAAGGTGTTGAGTTTGAACCCAAGGCTGTTGCTGGAATTGTTGAAAGACATTTTCCCGATTGGCGTAGGGTTATAAATGAACTTCAGAGATATTCTGTCTCTGGGAAAATTGATGCTGGCATTCTTGTTGATATGAAGAGTGACAACATTAAAGAACTCATGAATTATATGAAACAGAAGGAGTTTACAAATGTTCGTAAATGG